CAATACTACAGAATCTTCAGAGTAGATAACATACTCGCTTAATAAGAAGATATTCACCTCTACACTTATGGGGCTCTCCGGAGCCCCTATTTTTTTATATAAATACAATTATGGCAGAGACATATCAAAACTATAATTACTTTCAACCTTCACAGTTTAAAGTCAGTATTGATAGAACGAAGGCTTCTAATCTTGAGTTCTATTGTCAGAGGATTAGTCATCCTGGAATATCTGTGAGTTCAACGTCAGTTCCAGTTTCTAGACTGCAAACACTTTCAATACCGGGTGATACTTTAAATTATGATGAGTTAACTATGGAAATAATTGCTGATGAAGATTTTAAAGCTTATAGTGAGTTTTATGCCTGGCTTGAATCATTAACTGTAACTAGATCTGATTTTCAACAAATTCCTAATCAAACTATAATAGAAACTGACATTTTAGTTTCCGTACTATCAAGTGCTAACAATGTTGTAAAGCAATTTAAATATTTAAACTGTGTGCCAACAAGTTTAGGTGCCATAAACTTTGAAGCTTCTGTTGGAGAAACTGATATAGTAACATTCCCAATAACATTTAGAATAGATACATTTGAAATAATAACAGTATAATATGAAAAATTTGAATAATGTCCCTATGCAAGAGGGATATGTTAAATATGATAAGCATGCAACTCATCTAAAAGATAGAACTTATAGACCAGTTGTATTTTTTTCGGATAACAATTCTTATTCTTACGAAATAATGACATCATTATTCGGAAAAGATGTTATAATTTTAAATGATCAAGAATTTATAAAAAATAAAAAAGATCTAAGATTAAATGTAAGAACTTTATTATCTCAAAGACCTTACCTTATTGTTTTAATAGAAGAACTAGATTATAACATAATACAAGAAGTTTTAAATATAATGAGCTATTATGATTATAGTGCAATACTACTTTCAAGAAGAAATGTTTTGTCTAAGTTATGTGCATATAATCCTACAAAAGAAGATATAGATCTTTTAATACAAAAAGAAATGACATCAAGAAGAAGGCACGATAAAATATGGGATTTTATAAGTAATCAAAATATGAAGCGAGGAAACTTTTGTACTGAAGATTTTGCAAATTTTTTTGAATATGGATATATTGTAAGAAGAATATTAACATCTTTACACGTACATGAAGCAAAATTTCAATTTACATTTAAGCCAAAACATGTTATAATAGATAAAGACACAGAATTGAGAATTGTACAAAGATTGAAAATCTTAGGAAATAGAAGATTTATATCCAATATACATATTAACTGATGGAGAAATATTTTTGTTAAACCTTGAAGAAATATTAGTTGATTGGGAAAAAGACAGTAAGATTAATGATAAAGATCTATCTAGTGCTTCATTAGATACAGCACTGATGCATGCTAAATATCTTAAATTATTATCATTAGCAAAATTACAATCAAAAAAATCACAACTAAATCAAAAGACATTGCTTAAAGACAAGTGGCTTTATTATAATAATAAGATGTCAAAAGAAGAAATAGATGAACACGGATGGGACTATGATCCTTTTAAAGGATTGAAGATAATGAAGTCAGATATGCATCACTGGTATGATACAGATAAAGATATACAGAAAAGCGAAGAAAAAGTTACTTACTATAAAACATTAGTTGAAACATTGCAAGAAATGGTTGAGACATTAAGATGGCGTCATCAAACGATTGGTAATATAATAAAATGGAAGAATTTCGAAGCTGGTGGATAAGATCGTAATACAAAAGAAGTCTCATAGTTCTATGTTTTTAGGCTGTGATTTTGGAGTTGCTGCTGAACTCAGTGATTTCTTTTCTTTTTTTGTTCCAGGATATAAGTATATGCCTTTGTATCGTAATAGAGTGTGGGACGGTAAAGTAAGGTTATTTAACGCTCAAACAAAAGAGCTACCGTGTGGTTTATTACCGTATGTCCAAGAATTTGCTGAAAAAAGAAAATATGCTATAGATTATGAAGATAGCGATTATGGCCCACCAGAATCTTTTAATGATGTTGATCCAAGTGAGATCATGGATTTTATAAAGGGTTTAGATTTACATAATCGTGGACAACCTATAGAAATAAGAGATTATCAGTTTAACGCGATATGTGAGAGTATTAAAAGAAAAAGAGCCGTGATGTTATCGCCCACTGGCTCTGGTAAGTCACTAATAATATATGTACTTATGCGGTGGTATTTAGAAAATTTTGATGAAAAGGTATTAATAATAGTTCCAACAACTTCTTTAGTAGAACAGATGTTTGGAGATTTTAAAGATTATTCATCTAATGATAACTCTTGGAATGCTGATGAAGAGTGCCATGTGATATATTCTGGAAAACCTAAGACTAGTATACAAGAAAGAATTTTTATTAGTACTTGGCAATCTATATACAAACTTCCATATACTTGGTTCGAACAATTTGGTGTAACTTTTGGCGACGAATGCCATGGGTTTAAATCTAAATCTTTGACTAATATAATGAACAAGGCAAGACTTTCTGAATATAGATTTGGTACTACTGGAACTCTGGACGGTACGCAAACTCATCAATTAGTTTTAGAAGGACTATTTGGAAAGGTCATGAAAGTAACTTCTACAAAAGATTTACAAGATAAAGATACATTAGCACCATTAGATATATTTTTAATAGAACTACAGCATGAAGAAGACATAAGAAAAATGGCTGTTGGATTAAAGTATCAAAATGAAATAGAATTAATTGTAAGAAGTCAAAAAAGAAATAACTTTATTAGAAATCTTGCTATAGATCAAAAGGGTAATACATTAGTCTTATTTCAATTTGTCGAGAAGCACGGAAAGGTACTATTTGATCTGATAAATAGTAAGGCTGATGAAAAAAGAAAAATTTTCTTTGTAAGTGGCGCTACCGAAACATCTGATAGAGAAGCTATTAGAAAAATAACGGAAGGACAAAATGATGCTATCATCGTGGCTAGCTTGGGTACTTTTTCCACTGGGATTAATATTCGTAATCTCCACAACATCGTCTTTGCATCGCCGTCTAAAAGCCAGATTCGAGTTTTACAATCGATTGGAAGAGGACTCCGTAAAACAGAAGATGGAAGAACCACCAAACTCTATGACATTGCGGATAATCTGCAGCACAAATCGAGAAAAAATTATGCGCTCACTCACGCAGAAGAAAGATTAAAAATATATAGAAAAGAAAAATTTAATTATAAGGTTGTCAAAGTTAAATTATGATTGTCTTAGGACTCAGTGAAGGATACCATGATGCGGGGGCGTGTCTCATTGAAGATGGAGAGATACTTAGTGCTACTCACGCAGAAAGATTATCACGTAAGAAAAATGATAGATGGTTACACCCAAAACAAAAGCATCTTAAAAACGTAGCTCATAAAGTTTCTTTTTTCGAAAAAAACTGGTTAAAGTTTTCTAGGCAATTATATTCTGGTCAGAAACAACTTACTGATTTTAGATTAAGTGAATATGAATATTCGCATTATCATCATGAATCGCATGCCGCTGCTGGATTTTATACATCTAAATTTGATAAGTGCAATATATTAGTTATTGATGCAATAGGTGAATGGGATACAGTTTCTGTCTGGGAAGGCTGGACGAGCTGGAACAAACCTAAAATGAAAAAAATATGGAGTAGAAAATATCCGTATTCAATAGGATTATTTTATTCTGCTATAACAAAGGCCGTTGGACTAAAACCACAAGAGGACGAATATATTACTATGGGAATGGCCGCTTTTGGAGAGCCTAAATACTATGACGAATATAAAGAAATATTAGACTATCATAATTGTCATAGAGGAATGCCAAAGGTTTTAAAAGGTTATCCAAATGACATAGCTGCTTCCGCTCAACTTTTAGTAGAAGAAGAAATAGTTAAAATAGTTAAAGACCACTGTTATCATCAAAATTTAGTAATGATGGGAGGAGTTGCATTAAATTGTGTTGCAAATAGTAAAGTTGCTGAGTTAGGGAAAAAAATATGGATAATGCCAAATCCTGGAGATTGCGGATCTGCTCTTGGCGCCGCGGCTTTGACATACGGAAAAAAAATTAAATGGGAACATCCATATCTTGGAACAGAAATAAAAAGTAATGTAAATATTAAAGAAGTTGTAGGATATCTTCTTAAATATAAATACTGTGGTATTGCACACGGTTGTGCAGAATTTGGTCCTCGAGCTCTTGGTAATAGAAGTCTTATCGCTGATCCTCGAGAAGATATTAAAGACACTGTTAATAATATCAAACAAAGACAGGCATTCAGACCTTTTGCGCCGGCGATTTTGGAAGAGTTTGCAGATGAATATTTTGAAGGTCCAATGAATGAATATATGCAGTTTGTAGCTATGGCTAAACACGATCATTATTCTGTTACACATGTTGATGGCTCGGCTCGTGTACAAATTGTAAAAAAGGATTGTAAATCAATTATAAGGCCACTATTAGAACATTGGTATGAGAAGACTAAGTGTCCAATGCTACTTAATACAAGCCTAAATATTAAAGGACAACCAATGGTTGATAACGAAAATGATAAGAAGGTTTTCATGAAGAAGTATAAAGTAAAAGTTTTTTAAAAAATAAATAGTAATATGATCCCAAATATTAAACAGTTAAGATTATCAGATGGCAGTGAAATTATCGCCGAATTGATCGAGGAAGTTGATGACGAAGTCTTAGTACGCGTCCCTCTTCATATAGTTAAAGTTGATCTATCATATAATAAAACGGTATATACATTTAAACCATATATGACATATGCAGAATATTCAGATAGTTTAATATCTTTGAATCTATATCATATTGTTGCTATTGCTATCCCTCATGAAGATATTTTGGCTCAGTACGAGAAGGCCCTTAAAAAAATTAAAAAAATTAAAGAAGACGGTGAAGAGTTATATACAACAGACGAGAAAAAAATAGCAGACTCGATAGTAGAAGGACTCACTGGTAAAAGAAAACATTCCACAGAAGACTTAGGTATATCAGAAAATAATGATTCTTCATCATCAAATGTAATATATGTACCGTTTTCTACAGATAAAGATAAGATGCATTAATATATACTCCTCCCACTCAACAAAACCTCTATTAATTATACCATACTTTTAACAGTTTGTAAACGTTTTTTTTCACATTTTATTAATTTTTTTAGTTTACTTTTTTGTGAAAATAGATTATAATATTATTATTGAAAGGTAAAATAGTATGCCAAAGAAAAGTAAAAATATCCATTATGTAAACAATCAAGAGTTCTCTGCGGCTGTGGTTGATTATGTTGGAACAGTAAAAGAAGCAAAAGATGCAAATAAAAGAATCCCTGTAGTTACAGATTATGTCGCTACTTGTTTCTTAAGAATTGCTGAGAATCTTTCACACAAATCTAACTTTATAAGATATACTTACAGAGAAGAAATGGTGATGGATGCGGTAGAAAACTGTCTT